TCAGAAACGGTATCCAACCCCGACGTTGAAGCCGTTTATTTTTGTAGAGGAGATGTTGCTTCCTTCATACCCAACATCGACGACGATATTCTCCAGCGGATTCATCTGTACACCCGCGCCCCAGGCAAATCCCGTTTTCCTTGAGGAAATTTTGTTAGAAAAAGAATCGCCATCCTGAGTGGAATGTTCTTTAAATGTCGCCTTTACCGTGCCGACACCCGCCAGCGCGTATAACGAAAAATTGTCAGACAATCGATAGGCTGGCCCAACCATTAAAGAACCGTACTTCACCTCAAACTTGTCATGGTAATGAATACCTTCAGGCTCAACAGACCCGGAAGCCTGTCTGTCTCCATATAAGTAACTTAGCGAGGAAATAAAACTTACCGGAGAGTCATCCTCATAACGGTATTTCACATTTACCCCTCGGATATTTTTGAAATCCTGAACTTTACTTTGTGCATACCCCACGGAAAAGGCGTTAGTATCGGCCTGTGCAACATTTACAACCAAAACGCTTGTAGTAATAACTAAAGTGGATAAAATAATATTTTTCATAACAACTCCTTAATACTACTTATTATTTACGGTGTGTTTAAACACCTGCAGTACCGATCCGGCATTCAGTTATCGCCACTATGCCGAATCGACAAAACCACGAATAATTCACCGCTATCGCTCCTGATGTGTTTACTTCCTGAAAGATATTTTTACTACCGAAGCACTCTATCGCTCATTTAGGTAACCGGTTCTACAATGTCATCTAACTTTTATAGATTTGAATGCTAATTTTTCTCACGCATATATATTTAACAGAAACCATAAAGTGTTTAGCCACTATAGAACAACAAATCACCCATGCAACATTTTGATATTTAAAGAGAAAATCTCACAACCACATTAAGAAACTTGACACCGTTCGGCTAAAAACATGTCATTAAGCAAACTCGCCATATAATCAGAACATATCGCATTGTGCTTCACAGTCCTCACGTGACGCTCCAGCCGCAATACGGTTATATGCCATCGCAGGCGCTGTAATCATATTCACGATGATGCTTAGCACGCTTTATTCCCGCTCCGATTTAATCTTTTAATATATCTATCAGTTACAACATTTCTTGTTATATTATAAGAATAGAATCAACACCACAATTCCAACATAAATATCACCTGTGTTTAGAGATAATTTACATTCCAAAAAAATAATAACTAACGCAAATATTGAATACGCGATAAAAAAGTCTATTTCGCTATAAAACCCATTATTATTAAGAGTGGTTAACTCTTCGTTGAATAAAAAATGTCAATGACGTTCCATAATTCAGGAGATGAACTTCACAAGTCATTATATATAACAGGAGGTGCTATGAAACATCATGCTTTTATGCTTTGGTCATTACTTATTTTTTCATTCCATGTTTTGGCCAGTTCAGGCCATTGTTCTGGTTTACAACAGGCATCATGGGATATTTTTATCTACGATTTTGGTAGTAAAACCCCGCAACCACCTACAAATACTGATAAAAAGCAAGCCAGGCAGATTAGTTCACCGTCCTGCCCGACGACAAAACCCATGATGTCCGCCCCAGTCAATGACGCCAGGAAAGGGAATACTCTCTCCAGAACATAATGTTATTTATCTACAATGATGCCGAACGACTACTTTTAGCCACCCGGAAATCTTGATTGTCATCAAATATAGCTGGCATTATTTTTCCTGACGTGTATAGTGCGCCTCGTTATCTCCATTAAGGAATTTGTTTGTCTCGTAAAATGACAGGAATTGTCAAAACCTTTGATTGTAAGAGCGGTAAAGGTCTCATCACCCCCTCCGATGGACGCAAAGATGTTCAGGTCCACATTTCAGCATGTCGCCAACACGAAACAGAAGCGCTTATCCCCGGTATACGCGTTGAGTTTTGTCGTATTAATGGCCTCCGCGGACCTACCGCCGCCAACGTTTATCTTTCATAATTCGTCACCCGGCATTTTTTCAGAAAAATTTAGCGAGTACGTCTACCTCCGCAGCCTGCTATGAGGCTTTGCCTGAAAGGCTGCAGAATGTTTTCAGTGGCGAAAATCTAAAAGATTTATTTTGCTAATGACTCCTGTGACCTCTTTTATCATATATCGGGTGCCCCCCTTCTCACTTTGTTTAACGTGAAGAAATGTACAGCCGTTTTTCACTGTGATAGCATCTAATATTGCAAAAGTATTTAACGCTATATACCCATCGTCACAGGAGTGGCTGGCTGCGCGCATTTAACCGAAGCATTTATGTGATTCTATCGGAATTATCTCTATTGCCGCTCAATGCTACGTCATATTCAGTGGGTATAAATCGCCAATGTAGTTGTAACGCTATTTATTTTTAGGGTAATAATTGAATGACTTTGCTTTCAGGAAAAACCACACTGGTTCTCTGCCTCTCCTCTATTTTATGTGGATGTACGACGAACGGCTTACCCACACCTTATAGTATTAATTTGTCGTTCCCGGTCATTACACAAAACCAGATTAATTCCGGTGGTTATTACATAAATGACGCGGAACAAATTCGGACAACTGATGGTCTGTGCCTTGATGCAGGCCCAGATCAACAGAATCGTTTGACGCTGCGGGAGTGTAAGCATGTGCAATCTCAGCTTTTCTCATTTCACCGAGACAGAATCACGCAGGGTGAGAAATGTCTGGATGCCGCAGGACAAGGTACAAAAGAAGGCACACCAATCATTCTTTATTCATGCACGGGTAATGATAACCAGCGCTGGCTCACTGATGATAACAAAATTAAGGGGAAACAGAGCCGAAAATGCCTGGGCACAAATAGCATTATTGTCAGAAAAGGCGACCCTGTTGTGTTGGCCGATTGCGATTTTAGTCGCGCCCTGGAATTTACCATCAGGTAGCAGGACACCGCTGTGAAGAGAGAGCCGCTAACCTCATGACACGCTAACAGGTTAGCGACCTTTACTTCCATATACGGTCAATTTCATTTACGTCCGCAACGTCAGGATGACAAAACGGCGGCTAAACCTTGACACGGGTTGTATACCCAGATTAAATACTGGTCATCCAACCAGTAAAAAGGAAATGGCGATGTTCGTCGAACTCGTTTATGACAAGCGAAATGTTGAAGGTCTGCCAGGCGCACGCGAAATCATCCTCAATGAACTCACAAAACGCGTACATCAACTTTTTCCCGATGCGCAAGTGAAAGTTAAGCCAATGCAGGCGAACGCATTAAACAGTGACTGTACAAAAACCGAGAAAGAACGGCTGCACCGTATGCTGGAAGAGATGTTTGAAGAGGCTGATATGTGGCTGGTCGCCGAATAACGTCCCCTCCTGCGAAAGCGACATGTCCGATCGAAAACAGCGCCCTGAGGCGCTGTCTGTGACGATATAACGCAAACGCTACCACTCAGAACATGTTGTTGTTGATACCTCAGACCGGTATGTGGAACCGACATTCATCGCTTCACTGGCCTGTCGGTATGAGTAGCCCTTATCAACAATCAGCTGTGCGCATTCCAGCCTGAAATCTGAAAGTACGTTTGGTTTTGTTGTTTATTAAGAGCCTATCCCATTAGACTCTTTTATTCGCCAAACTGGCTTTAACGATTACGCCTACTGGGATAGGTTCTAAACTTATCATCAATACGTAAAATACCTATTTACGAACAAAAAGTAACAGGTAAAAATCCGAAATAAAACCAGCATAACTAAAACTTACTGCAGATATGCACACGCATTATTACTATGTTTCCAGGATAGTCTCGACCAGTCAAGACTATCTATTTTATATAAAAAAGGGAAATACTTCACATGAATAAAATACATGTTACATATAAAAATCTCTTACTTCCGATTACCTTCATCGCGGCAACTCTAATTAGCGCCTGTGATAACGATAAAGATGCCATGGCGGAAGCTGAAAAAAATCAAGAGAAATACATGCAAAAAATCCAGCAAAAAGAGCACCAGCAATCAATGTTCTTTTACGACAAAGCCGAAATGCAAAAAGCTATTGCCAATATCAACGCAAAAGGTGGAGCCAATCTTGCGATTATTGAAGTCCGTTTCTTCAAGGGCGGGTATTCATTCATTCGACAAAGCGTTAACACCCCTGCTAAAGTAGAGATGTTTAAATTTAACAACGGCTACTGGGGGGGACCTTCGCCTGTCAACTTAACCATCTTTGGCACTATAACAGAGGAGCAAAAACAAGAAGCACTAAAAGAGGCTTTATTCAAATTCGACTCGATCAATTTCAGCATTATACCAGAGCGTATTCAGGAAACAATTAAACGCGCTAACGCCAGTGGCATCATTTCCGTTACGGAAGATAGCGATATCGTTGTACGAGCAGAGATAGCTCATAATGGCGAATTCGTCTATGACATTACCATCACTGCTAAAAATACAGCACGTGCGGTAATGACCTTAAATAAGGATGGTTCTATTGCCGGATATGAGATCAAAGAACCTTTCGACCCAAAAAAAGAAGCCGAAAAAGCACAGCAACTTGTTGAACAATCGAGAAAAGACATTGAAAGTCAGCGTAAAAAAGCAGCTGAAAAGATGAACGAAATACAGCAGACATTTAAAAAATAGCAGGCGATACAAACATTGATAAAAATTATAGCGCGAAAGAGCGCGTGCCAGGTACTAAGGCACTGCTTGAAGACAGCGAATCGCTATTTCATTCTCTGACACTGTAATTTTTCGTACTCAAGATGTTTATTTATTGAGTCTTTTGTGGATAACCAGGTGAAGTTATGTGACGCCAGGAATCTATTCCAGCGGGCGTACTTGTTGGAGCCAGTGTGAAGCCGGGCAGCGCGCAGAAACCGGAGCGTATACGTTGTACGTGAGAATTTCGAGCACTGCCCGACCTAAAAATGATGAATAAAATAGATATTTTAAAGAGGTAATATGAAGAATTTTTTCAAAATAATTACTGATTTCATCGCGGATATTTCCCTTGATCTATTTGCTATATTTTTATGCATGTTATTCGTATACAAAACAGGACCATCAATTGGTGTGATATCATTTTTTATTGCATTAATTATTTATATCATTCTTCATTTTGTTTTTTACTCATTTCGTGAAAAAATCATAAAAAAAATATTCAAATAAGTATTTAAAATTATTGTTTTGAGGTACAAATTCAGCGCAATAAAACAGAGCAACTAAAAAAAAATTAGGCGTAGCGAAGTGGAAAAGGACTGTCATGTACTGGACCGTGAGCTGGTCGGGAGAGCAATGTACGGGAAAGAGCGAAATACTGTCATTGATATGAGCAGGAATATCGATAGCCAGTAAATCACTCCTGTGGTAATACAGGCCACTTGATGACTGTGAAGGTCGCTTCATCTGTATCTGTAGCGCCGGTGAAGTCCAGCATTTTAAGTGAAAAGCAGCCAGCAGGCGCTTCTGCTGGTCCATATTCCTCTATTTTGCCAGGCCATACTGGAGCGCCACCCAGGTATCTGCCAGAACGGTCCTGAGATAATAAATATAAAAGCAGTTACTGCCTACCTCAAGAAGTATGCGCTCATGATCATTTAAAGCTCTTTTAAAGAGACTGATAATAAGCTTGTCAATATAATATTATGCAGTCTCTATTAAGCGCCTGGTTTATTTGTTTTGCATAATCATATAGTTGACTTTCCGAGTAAGAGTTTTCTTGCAAAGACAAATAAACGTGTTTTATATCTCTAAATAAGCACACATCACCATGGATATGAGCCTCTATATAATTCCCTTCATAGCCTGTACCATAATTAGAATGAGCTAAAAATTTTTCGCCCTTAGCCATTTTAACCAAACTCTTAAAGCAATTATAACCAAAAAAATCATTTTGACAGGATGCAATCAGGTTCTCCATATGCCAAAATGTAGATAATTTACTAGTATCCAGACCAAATCTGTGGCCGTAGATATCAAAAGGTGATAATGTACAATTTGTTTTTACATTATCATTTAATTCAAAAAATGATTTCCCATAGGCGCTGGCACCTCCATTTTCACCGTTCAGAAAGTCCAGTGCAGCATAAATTGGTCTGCTTGTAGGGCTAAAAGTTCTACTGTTGGGAGTATATGCTACGGAAAAACCGCCTGTCTGACCATATGGGGCATAAGGTGAATCTGCAAGCTTCTCCAGTTCAAATGCTTTAGTTTCAACTGAATCACGCCCGACATTATAAGCAGGTAAATCTCCCGGTCTGCAACCTAATGCATAAGAGTTCAGATATTCTTTATTTTTTAAGAGAGAGACAAAGTCAATTTTTGCTGCATTAAAATTTATTGTCAGCCGGGCATTTTGTAAAATATCCACCATCTTATTTAGTAAGAGAGCGCAATCTATTTCGGCACCACACTCACGGCTTATCCGCCTGAGCGCTTTTTCTCTTATTATGTCAGCGTCGCGCTGACACCTGGAATGAATATGCGCAAGTACTTGTTTTCCAAAAAGGCGACCATACACCTTTTTACGCTCTTCATTGCTGAGACCGCAAAACACTTCGTCAAAAGAAAGCCTGTACGCTGCGCTTACAGAACCTCTCGCCGTTCTGCTTTCTGGAAATAGCGGAACATCTTCAACAACATTTCTAACTTGCTGAATGTCTGAAGACAGTGGAGTACGTCCGGCATTTTTTTCCTTATCTGTTTCCAGATATTCCGGAACCTTTATACTTCCACTATGGCAGATAGGTTTGAGCATATGTCTCCTGAATTTTTATGACTAATATAGCATTCACTTTCGCTGACGTATTCTTTATCAGGCTGATATTTCAACACTTCTTAGCAGCCTTGTAGAAGAGCAAATAAAGCATGCTAATAATTTTATAAAATACTTAACCTACCCACTATTGTAGTCAATAAACCATCACTTTTTATTAAAAAATTATCCTGATAATAACAATAAATCTGGTAAGGCACTTTCAAAAAATAGCCAAATCACACATTATTAAGAAAACCACTACAATCAAAATCGGTAACTATCAGCTTTCAGGGGGGTCTCAGGTTATCATGACGATCGGGGTAAAGGATGAACTACTATTGCGGTCTGAATTGAGGGAGTTTTGATAAAGTTTTGATAACCGTTCGAATACTAATAATAAAAACGGGGACGTTAAGTCCCCGTTTTTGTTTTTAACAATTATCGTTATTACATATTCGCGATAATCGCGTCACCAAACTCACTACATTTCAGCAGCTTAGCGCCTTCCATCAGGCGTTCAAAGTCATAGGTCACGGTCTTCGCGGCAATCGCGCCTTCCATACCTTTAACAATCAGGTCTGCGGCTTCGAACCACTGCATGTGGCGCAGCATTACATTGCCTAAAACATACCAACCATTTGATAAAGTTGAAATTATCATTCTTCCTACTATCAAAAAAATCCAGTAACTGTCTTTTACAACTCATTGATTATCAAAACGTTGATTTTAGTTTTGGGGAAGAGTTTTCTTCAAGATTCCAATTTTTTCACGCCAGTACATTCAACATGATGCTACTAATGGCAACCCCCAATAGTGAAGCTTCTACATTGGTTGAGGTCGCTCGGAGAAACACTGGAACAGCCACTCGCATATCCTCTTCTATACTTTCAGTCTGACCGACTGGAGGTTTCATATGTGTGGACGCTTTGCACAAGCACAGACCCGCGAAGAATACCTGGCATATCTGGCCGATGAAGCCGAGCGCGATATCGCTTATGACCCTGAACCTATAGGCCGGTACAACGTGGCGCCCGGTACCAAAGTTCTGCTGCTCAGTGAACGCGACGAGCAACTGCATCTGGATCCGGTATTCTGGGGATTTGCGCCCGGATGGTGGGATAAACCACCGCTGATTAATGCACGGGTTGAGACTGCGGCCACCAGCAGAATGTTTAAACCGCTATGGCAACATGGCCGAGCTATCGTGTTTGCTGATGGTTGGTTTGAGTGGAAGAAGGAAGGCGACAAGAAACAGCCATACTTCATCCACCGGGCTGACGGCCAGCCAATATTCATGGCGGCGATCGGCAGCATACCGTTCGAACGCGGTGATGATGCCGAAGGATTCCTGATTGTCACCGCTGCAGCCGATAAAGGTCTGGTAGACATTCACGACCGCCGCCCTCTCGTTCTGTCACCTGAAGCAGCGCGGGAATGGATGCGGCAGGGCATAAGCGGGAAGGAGGTAGAGGAGATAATTACTGATGGTGCCGTGCCGACAGATAAATTTGCCTGGCACGCCGTGACGCGCGCCGTTGGCAATGCAAAAAATCAAGGGGAAGAGCTGATCAAACCCGTTACCTGACTACTGGCAGCTCGGAAAATCTGGTCGTATACCGAGGCGAAAGCATTTCTCGCTTCATAGCCCACTTCTGCGGTATCCCCTGCCCGGCGATTTTCTGGCTGTATTGTCATATGCGCATATTTAAGCCAGTTTAGAGGCTGGGAACTTTCTGTACAGCGTCGACAGCCCCACATCATAAATAATCGCTACCTGCTGTCGCGGTACTCCTGAACCTACGTCCATATTTGGCCTTTAGTTTCGTCCTTCAGCGTATAATCTTCTGTATGGTATGGATGGTGGACCACCGTCTGGTGTATGTCAAAACAAAAAACACCATTAAACATAAATTACAGATGCCATACAAAAGTAATTTAGTTATAGTTACTCAGGAATTTCAGGGAGTATTTTATGAACAAAAGAATAGAATCTTTACAGGCTCTACGTGGAATAGCCGCAATTTTGGTTATGTTGTTTCACTACCGCTTTTACCTCAGAGGTCAGGATGAAAGCGGCACAACCATTTGGGATGCGTTATTTGGATGGGGAATTATCGGTGTTGATATTTTCTTTATCATTAGTGGATTTATAATGGTATACACCACTCAAAATTATACGCAGTGTCTGTTTTCAACAAAGCGATTCCTGATTAATCGTGCTATACGAATACTTCCGATGTATTATATTGGCCTTTTGATAACATTTCTTTTGAGTGGTGCAATGAGTACTTTCCATTACCCTGAGAAAGTGCAAAATTTGCTAAGTGCACTTACATTTACTGTCTATAGAACAGATATCATACCACATTATATTGATGATGGTGGTATGTACAACATACGCTGGACACTTAATTACGAAGTCTATTTTTATATAGTTTTTTCCTTATGCCTGCTTGTTAAACATCGTTTATTAGCTCTCATTGGTTTTAGCGCATTTACGACATGCCTCATTCCTGCTATTGCGGGGTTCCAACCAACAACAAGTATACAAGGCTATCAGTTCCATTCCCCGACTATTGGTTTGTTAACAAATCCTGTTTTCCTTGAATTTATTATAGGCGCAATAGTCGGTTACTTATATTTAAATATTAAAAACATCAAATCGTCAACTAAAATTCAAGTCATCGCCAGTTTTATATCATTATTTTTGTTTATGTACATCATTTACGGGATATATAATGAAAGCTTAAGGGCGCTTAATATAGAAAGCACCATTATTTTAGGTATATTTATTCTTTTTGTCAGCCTGGCTGACCCTTTATTAAACAAATGCATACCTCACATATTAACATATATTGGTGACATATCCTTCTCACTCTATTTACTTCATGGCGCTATAGGTATTGCTGTCATGAAAAGAATGGGGCCGGTTGAATTATCCAATTATAAAGGAATACCGACAGTAGTTATAGCTATCTTTCTATCTGTATTCATTTCTCATTTGACGCACAAATATATTGAAATTAGATTAACCGGCAAACTAAAAAAGAGAATACTCCCAGTAAGTTCATTAAAGAAAAAACCGTATAAGTTAGCTAACTAATTCGTGAATTAACATAACAGGCGGACTCTCTTATATCCGCCTGTTTCTAATAATCATAATTCTGGTTTCTCCGGCCAGTCAGGGGCAGATGTATCCACCCGACTGACCAGAACGCTGTATTGTTCCCATACCTCCAGTCGCTGCCGTTCCTCATCGGTTGCGATACCCATCTTTACTGCGCGCGACAGTAGCTTAATAACGGCTTCGCCTTCTTCGAGTAACTTTTGTTTTTTCGCTTCTGCCTGGTGGCGTAGCTCCTCCGGAGAATAAACACGTTTACTCACCTGCTCACCATTAAACATCCAGCATCCTGATACATCCGCCCGGCGATTAGCTGTGATATCAGGTAACTCAACGACGCTGTACCCTTCAGGGTTTATTGCCGAAACATTTTTGTTAATATCCACAATAATATTATTTTTATCGTAGGCAATTTTTAACGAGTCGGCAGAAAATTTCTTCTGTTCCTCATACCAGTTTTTACCATCTTCATCAAATAGCCACACCACACCAAATTTTTTAGTGAGTTGATACTGTTCAGGCGTTTTTGGATTACCGGCTACGATATTTTTCATATGCATCATAATTAAATACTCACCACGTTATACCACTGGTTGCCAATTAATTTCTGTATTGGTCGTCTGTGCGCTCCGTCAACCAGTTCATCACTATTGCTATTAATGATACCGGTTATTACGTAACCAGAAGTGTCACTGAACCCCGGGCCGTTCCATACCTGTCCATATTGCAGGCTACCCAGCCTGATATCCTGCACGTAACGGCTGTCAAAGTTGGAATAGCTATTCGGTTCCATCTGACCATTTACTCTGAACGAAATACTGCCATCTGTATTTCGCTGGCTGTAGAACTGCCATCCCTGATCGTCATCCAGTTCAATAACTGTTGGCCTGTTTGCGTCGCCCCATAAATTAAACGTGGCTGTCATTGTCGAATTATTATTGCTCGTCAGTGACAGTTTTTTTCCGATGCCTGCACGGACTGCGGAAGCATAAAAACTGCCGTCTTTACCGAAAATAAAATCCCCGCCTCCATCATTACCATTGTTGATATGAACACCGTCGCCGCCTTTATCCTTGAAGAGCCACATACGGGGCGTTCCGTCTTCATTCATAATGCAGAAATTCACACGGCCATCATTTTTAAGGTAGAGGTTGCCGGTCATCTCGTCGCCAGTACGGCTAAACTCTCGTCGCCAGCCTGGCTAATACCCATCACCGTTATTGATATAGGTAAACTGAGCGCTGGCAACCCCGCCACCTGACGTTGTGGTAGGTGTGGTTATGCGTATCGTCATCGCGCCACGTACTCCCATCACCTCAATCACTGCGCCAGCCAGACAGATATTGCCACAGCCCGTGTCGGTGATGACTTTATTTAAAGCGTAAGACCATGTCCCCCGGCACATCCAGTACGGGTGATTAAATGCGCCCTGAGACTCCAGCCAGACGATAAATTCCGCCGTCGTCCACGGATTAGAATCACCGCCGATAGTAACCGCGCCATCAAAGGCTCGCGCGGCGCCGATACGACGCACAAACAAATCCTTGTCAGGAATATCGCCGCCGTTCTGCGATTTTTGCAGTGCACCCGCAGCCTGATTTACTGTTTCTTTTAAACCGACGTTCTGGAGAAACAGCGGCTTATTCGGGATGTCTGCGCCATTCTGATTTTTTTCAAGACGGGTTTTAACCTGTTCATCGATCAGCCTGCCAATGGCGGCGTGAAGCTGCGTATGTTCGCCTTTACTGAGTGGTATGCCGGCGGCTTCAATAACAGTGCAGACCTCTTCCTGGACTGCATCCCACATATCACTGTTGAGATCCGTTGCGCGGCGGCCCGTGGCGGGATCACCATTCGTAAATCCGTTTTTTCCCTGACCAAATTTATCTTTTTGCGCGGTGGGCGTATCAATTCTGTGCATTCTCTTTTCCTTCCGGATAAGCAAAAACAACAACCGTATGTGACGGACAAAGCTTATCAATCACACATTCAGCAACAGTATCGCCCCACGTTCTGATCGCAGAATCGCAGGTGCTTGTACAGGTCTGCCAGCTGATGTTCGCATCAGCCGGAATATTCACACGCCAGTAGTAACGCCAGAATTCCCCCCATTCAGGGTCGGGTGTGCTGTCGAGATTCTGAAACTGCTCAATGGTGGCAGCGGTATACCCCAACGCATCAAGCTGTTCCCGATAAAACCTCTCGTTTATACCACCGGCAACATTTGCCTTTGCATCCAGCCGTTGCTGGCGCTGCTGTAATGTCTGCACGCCTTCCGGTGCACAGGAATCAGGCAGGCCATACAACTGTTCATAACGGTCTATCAGTTCTGTGGTTCTGGCCGGATCAATTTCAGCCATCAGTTCATCCGCTCTCTGATGTACCCGGTTCAGCGACGGCGCCAGCCCTTCAATCAGTGGATTTTCTCCGTCCCAGGCAGGCCCTTCCGGCAGAAGGTGATAAAGTAACTGCGTATATTCGTCCTGTAATGCCATAGTTATCCGTTCTCCCCGGTATAGGTGGCCCAGGTTATATTCCCCAGGACAGGAAGTTCAGTTTTTCCCAGTACCACATCTGCCGCCGGCACACGCAGCTGATGTGCCACTTCCCCGGTCGCCAGGCTTATCGCCTCGCTGATTCGCGAAACATAAATTTTTCCGGACGGCGCGCCATCACGCAGCATCAGCGCATTTAGCTCCGCAATAATGGCAGTACGAATTTCCGGAGTATCTTTGGCCAGTGCGACTGTTACCGGAATGTCTTTTTCAGTGGCAGCGAAAACAAAGAGACCGCCGCCAGCGACAGGTGCCAGCGGCAAAATATGGTCACGTACAGCCTTAACGAGATCGTCGCCAGGGGCCGGATTAACCGGGTTACTGGTAGCCACCATCACACCAACGGTGCCGGTCCCCTTATAATGGCGGAATGTCCACGCACGGGTTATTCCTGCGATTTCCTTTGCCCAGATGACGTAATCAGGATCAGCGCCCCCCTGAGGTATCCAGTAATAGCGCTCCATGACACGCGCGCGCCACGTTTCAAGCTCCTCTGTATCAGCCCCCCCGGTCAGAGTGTCAGCGTAACCTGTAGAAGGAATACCAGTAATCGGCGTGCCAAGGCGTAACGCCGTACCATCGTCAGTATTACCGGCAGTTCCCGCCACATCAGCAATAACCGGCACACGTAACAGGCCGCCGGAAGCTTTCACCGTCTGCAGGGTCGTGAATGTAACCTGATCATCCCGCTGAATCTGTGTACCCGCGGGGATCTCCGGCGTTCCGGCAATACCATCCCAGCGTGCAAATCCCTTCGCAGATACGGCATTTTTCCTGGGACAACGCTTAATCCTCGCGTGACGGTAAAGCCAGTCCTCATCACACATATCAGGCAGCATATTCCGGGCCAGATAATCGATATATCCATACAGCGTATGTACGGCAGCAGCCTGTACCCGGCTGTAAACCTCGGCATCCATGCGACGTAACACAACATCCTGCTGAAAACGGGTCAGTAAATCGCTGCGAATGGTAGCAATCAACTGAGGAAGTTCAGGACGTGCAAATTGACTGTCAGCCATTAAGTTCGCTCCATATATCATCGAATGTGATATTGTGAATTACCCCGTCCCGCTGATATATCGTCACGCCAGCCGCCAGGGTATCTGTTCCTGTGCGTTCAGATGTCACATCAATACGTGCCGCCACGCCATCGTCTGTCATCCACGCCAGCGCCTGCTGCATGTATTCACGGGCATCCTGCGGCGTTTTATTGGTGAGTTTGCGGCGTTTCAGCAGGTAGAGGCGGGAACCGATGCGGTCATTCTGAACAGCAGGCCAGGTGTCCCCCCACCAGCCGTATGGCTGTGGGGTCCTGTCATCCCGCTCCGCCCGGCGCCAGGTAAAAAGAGAAATCACCACTGCCCGCGTCAGAAGGTCGAGCGAAGCCGTGGCATCCTTACGGATTCCATTAACATAAAGGATCATGATGTCAGCTCATGGGTTGGCCAGGCTTATCGGTTATACCTCCGCCATCGCCATTTTCTCTATGGGTATGACCGTTATAGGTCGTGCGCATTTCAGCCATCGTTTTTCCACTGCTGTCACAGTTGTCCCTGATATCGCCAGTGGATTCGATCGGCATTTCAAAACGTGCTTTAGTGGCATTCGTGAAAATAACTGGCTTTCCGCCGCCATTTATCACTATTCCGGCGCGGGTTAATGTGACCGACTGCCCCTGATCGTCATATAGCGCGACTTCCCCGCGCGCCAGCCCTTTCAGTCTGAAGCGGCGGTCAGCCACAACCACAGCCACTCCGTGCGAACGGTCACCGCCGGGAAACAATACCACCGCTTCTGCGCCATTCTGTGCTGCAGAGGTGAAACCGTAAGGTTCAAGATGCTCCACATTCTCTTTTTTTTCACCGGCAATAAGTTTCAGTCCGGCAGTCTGGCATTTTCTGACGGTATCAATCGCGGTAATGACTGCGCGCGTTACCATGTTCTGAAGAGGATGGTTAGCCATCAGAAATCCGCCTCCTCACTGACTTTTTCCTTCGCTTTCGGCCTGAATGGTTCAGGAAGATAAGCATCCGCAGGCCCCACCCGGATTTCGGTCAGGGTGCCGTTATTGTCCTGGCTGTACGTCACTTCGGCGATCACCAGCGTTTCATTGTCAAAACCGTTCAGCGGATCATACACCACCACGGCCTGGTTCGGTTTCCACAATTCTCCATTCCCCTGTCTCCATCCCTGTACGGTATAGGTGGTTTCCAGCGTTTTCGCCGCACGCTGACGGGCTTCAAATTCACAGCGTGATTTGCAGCTGTCAGTTGTGGCAGTTCCTGACTGCTGAATGGTGTGGGGACGATACCGCGTGACGCCTGCATCACCAGTACTCTGCCGGATAGCAGCAATGGTTGCCTCGCCGAAATCGTCATCCGTACCAGGACGCTGCCCCGTAACCAGATAACTGGAGAAACGCTCGCGAACACTACGCTCGGTATCACAGGAAAGAATATTCTCGCCAAGTACCAGTGCCGTGGCTGCTTTCATACTGCCCGGCCTGCCGAGAACCAGCCGTCCCCGTTCGTCGTCATATGCCAGCGCCTGAGCCTGTCCAAGCAACCTGTTCAGACAGTCCACAACCGTTTCACCATGTTCCGGCTGAGCCTCAATAACGGCGGCTGCCGGCGCGCCTGCATCAACAACGTTCACGCCGAATGGCCGGGCAAGTGCGCTGGCGATCAGGAATAAATTTTTCCCGTTATGCTGTGCAGGCGATGCAGAACAGTCGATAAGATCTGCCGTTTTGCTGCGCCCGACAATGCCCGTCATAATGGTCTGCGCATCATAACGTAGCGGTAACGCCTCAACCCAGCCGGTAATAACTAAATCATCGCCAATGAGTACCTCTACAGCGTCACCATTTTTTACTGGCGGTACGTCTTCTCCACCAGGCCACTGCCGGGTGATCGAGACATTAAAGTCCCGGGCAATACGGTCAATGCCCGCACTTATCCGTACTGACGTCCATCCTCCCCAGTCACGCCCGTTGACGCGTAAAAAAACCGTATTATTCATCGTACCGGAACCCTCAGCGGCTCAACCGGGATAAATCCCGGATGGGGAACGGGATTACGAGTGAGGATGTCAGATTCCCGCCCGGCGTCGTCATACCAGGTCGCAGCCAGTACCAGCGCAGGCAGAACATCATCAGGCGTTCGCAATGCAGTACGTTCAACCTGTGCCAGCCGTGCAGAAATATCGCGATTGAGATCCGTCCGCATAACGGAAATTTGCTGGAAAAGCACATCGTCCCGGATACGCAACTGCTCCTGGTCAATCGCAGCATTGAGCGCGGTCCGGATAGCTTTCAGATCTTCATAATTCGGTGGAGAGCTGCCATTACCGACTGTCTGTACACCATCCAGCGCCGGATGCATGACAGTGATAATGTCTGAGTCACTGCCTGTTCCTGCAGGCTGATTTACGCCCCGGACATCAGGTACATCACGCGGCTGCTTCAGTGTTGTCACGGCGTGGACGGCTGTGCTGATGGCTGTTGTCCTGATGGCGGCTGCGATCATATTGCGTTGCATTTTCTGTTTCGCAGCAGATCCGGAGTCAGTGGGCCAGGTGCCACGGGGGGAAAGACCGGGATCAAGCGTGATACCTGACATCGTTTTTATCATCGTGACCAGATCCGATGTACTGCCTCTGAGCCTGTCACCTGAGCGCCAGGCTTTTTGCAGTGCGTTAACGAAATCACTTGCGGCGCCCGGTGGCATCAGAATGACAGACAAATCCCCCTGTAACAGCCGCATTGCTGCAGACACGCCGGAGTCAACCATCCTGAAAGCATCGGCAACATCGCCCAGCATGGAGGCAGCATCGGCAATGACATCGTTCTGGATAAAATCAGAAATACCTGACAGCGAGAATGTGGAAAACATACTGTCAATCGCATCGTCGAAAAGCCCGCCTGACGTTTCCAGGCGCTTCGCCGTTGCCATTCCTGCCACCGGAAAAGAAAGTTCACCACTTTCCACAAACTGAAAGGAGACACGACACATGCGCCCTTCTGTACTGCTGTGAGTGATCCTGACCTGTCCGTCAATGCTGCCCTGCATTTCGCCATACTGCGGATGGACCAGCGTACCAGGGCCTGCGGTTTCAATGGCACCAATAAGACGATCCCGCCTGTCTGCGTAATCATCGCCGACAAGATAAGCATTTATCGTCAGGCGGCGCGTGGCGCGACCTAAATCCTCCGTCCAGGGCTTATCCCTGTTCGGATATTCATGTACCTGTACGCGGCGTCCAAACGTGCTTTCATCATCTTCAACGGAGAAAGGCACTCCACGAAATGATGCATCACGCAGGCGCCCGCGCCAGCCAGTTGAGGAGAAAAAAGCCATATTTACCCCATAAGAAAACCTGCCGGAGCAGGTTTATCGTGATGTACGAAAGGGTGAGTAACCCACATCATGGCTGATGTTCATCAATGGATTACCGGATTTCGGTATATCAGTCACACGCATACCTTGTGGTGCATTCTCAAATGTCACTTTGAGTTCGCTGCGCTGCGTTGATGGCGGGACAGCTCGCCCGAGTACGCCAGAACGCCGGGTCAGTGGCACATAAGGTTGATAACGCCCCTGCGGAATCGGGGTGTCCATACCAAGAAGCTCTTTGAGTCTGGGAATAAAACCGTTATATCCCCTTTCACGCTCCTTCGTTTGCAGCTTCTGTACAGCAAATGTGCCGGCATCCATACCCGCATCCTTCGCGCCCTGCTCCAGATCCTTAAGCTCTTTAAAGAGTGACACCGCCACGCCAATTGTCAGCGTCATGGCCCCCATCCGGCCAATTTTACCCAGCAGACCGGAAAGCCGTCCGGCCAGCAGGACGGACTGCTGCAGGGCACCAATGGTCCTGACGGTAAAAGAACCAGCCATAACCAGACCAACCCCTTCAATCACCGTCTCCCATCCGCCCATCTCCTGCGCAACGTTATCGACCTCCTGCCATACCGCCTTAATCACCGGAGCAACATCGTCCCAGTTCTCAATGATCAGCATAGCGCCGGCCACCAGCACCGCAATGGCGACTTTCGCCGGAGAGAGATTAATGACACTGTTCAGGATTTTGACAGCCCGGGACAGGCTGCCAATGGATACGCCAACAGCCAGCAGCGCCGCGCCGAACTTCGCCGCAGACTGAACCAGTTCAGGATTCGCGCGAACGAATGTCCGGAGCTGCTCCAGGTAAGGCATGACCGCTTCTGCAGCTTCGTTAATGGCGGGCAGGAAGGTATCGCCCAGCGTTACCGAAATCGCATTGACGCTGTTTTTCAGCAGAACCAGCTGGTTTTCTGTTGTGGCCGCGCGGGATGCGTATTCCTTCTGCATCGAGCCGCCATATTCCTGGGCATCAGCCACACGATCAAAATTGGTGCGTAACAAATCCAGGTTGGTCAGCAGCGGGGCAATCGCGCTAAGTGACTCCTTGCCAAACAGCGCATTCATGACGGCGGCCTGTTTAGCTTTTGGCACTTTCGCGAGCGAGTCCAGCACCTTCAGCATGGCCCCGCGCGAATCCTTTTGCATATCCTCAGCGAGTTTCCGGGGATTCAGCTTCAGGAAAGCCATAGCCTGTATCTGGGCTTTGGTTGCCGAATTACCTGCGGTTAACGACAGCATGAAGTTTTTGATGCCGGTGGAGGCTATCTCCGATTCAACCCCCATCCCGGCAATGGTGGCGCCCATCGCGGCAATTTCGCCGGATGCCACTCCGGCAACACCGCCAAGCGGACCAATCCGCGTCACGATATCAGAAATTTTCTTCGCATTTGCCGGGCCGGTATTCCCCAGATAGTTGATTTTATCGGCCAGGACAACCACGTCTTCCTGCGTCAGTTTGAACGCTGTCCGCCACTGCGCCATCATCTGACCGGACTCTTCGGCAGTGGTATCAAACGCCACACCCATTTTCACTGCGTCGTTCGCAAACTGCATCAAATCGCCGCGGGCAATGCCTGCCTGCCCGCCCGCCGCCACGATCTCTGCAATTCCCTCCGCCGCCATCGGTAACTGTGTGGACAGCGTCAGGATATCGTCACTCATCTGCGCGAATGCTTTTTTATCATCCAGGCCGTCAACCACCTTCCGGATGTCAGCCATTTTTGACTCAAAGCCGATCGCAGCATTCACGGGCAGCGCCAGCGCCCCAAGAACAGCGGTCCCGGCAGCAGCAGCACCGATCGCCAGCCCGGCCATTTCTTTCTGAAATCCCTTCAGTTCCCGCTGCATCCCTTTCAGCGGACCCGATAACTGGTCAACGGCAGTGATAATGGCCTTTAACTGGAAACTGTCAGCCATGCTTCATTTCCTCATTGATACGGACAGCCTCCGACTCCAGCTCCAGAAAATCGGATATCGCCGCCCGCCGGAGCTCCAGGGGGTTTATTCGCCAGAAGTATGCGGTGTTGTAGACCCGCTTTCTGAGTCCTCCTCCGTCTCCGACCGGGTAAAAAAATTGAGGATCAACATACAGGCTTTGAAAATATCCAGTTTTGCCAGTTGCGCTGCCGAGGAGCGTGGAATACCTGCCAGCACAGGGATATATTTCAGCGCAACCGAACTGTCCAGCCGGACGCCGCCGTCACCGGAAACGGTGAACGGAAAACCAATGGCTTCGATTTCATCGTAGGACGGTTCGCGCAGCTCCAGCACATGAAGCTTTTCGTTATGCGCCATAATCGGCTTTTTGAGCACAAGTTCTTTTATCACTGGTAAAATCCCTCCTCACCGTGGAACTCAAGATCCACGGTGCCCTCTTCCGGGTTATGGTTGGCTTCGCCGTGCAGCCAGGCGTTTGAGAGAACATACACCTGACCATTTGCCAGCTCTGATGTGATGGTCATAACATCAGAAGACGTAATTTTATCGACCGGGAAGTTTTTCGACACTTTGGCGGTCACCTTCGTATACGGTGCCCGGCTGGTTTCCTTGTAGTCAACGGAACCATCCAGGCCAATCACGTCGTCACGAACTTTGGTGTTCATGGGGACTTCAATCCCTCCGGTTACCGACAGTTGCTGTCCATCGATTTTGAAATACGTTGTTCCCGCAATTTTTCCCATTATGCAGCCTCCTCGCTGTACTGCAGACGGAACTGGTTAAGCACTGCAAACACACGTAACTGATTGACATAATCAGGCGGAAACAGCACATCCAGGCGGTTCGAATTGTTCGCGTTACGCTCAACTATCAGATGTTGCTGGAACAGATCGAAGTTTTCCACGATGCCTTCCCGCTCCATCTGGCGATATGTTGATCCCAGCTCACCACGGATAACGGCAGGCGTGACAATGGCCTGACCAGACCCGAAACGCGTACCATCATTAGCAAGTTTATGGCGCCCGTATTTACTGGTAATAACAGATTTCAGACGGCGCAACACATAAGCACTGGTATGCAGCGTCTCGCTGTCAAGGTAGCTGTTATCCGCCACACCATACGCATTTTTCCTGTACGTTGTGATATCCCGCTGAATACGCAGCACGCCGCTTTCCACATACGCCGTTGCCACACCGTGGGAAAGTAACGTCTGCTGTTCAGTCGTCGTGAAGCGTTTGCCTTTCGGTGCCGGCAGCATGTCCACCAGTTCCCCGGTCTGGGTCGGGCGCGCCGGATCGTTACGGATAAAAACCGCAGCACGGGCAGTACGGCTTGCAGCCAGTTCATCAGCAGGCGTCTGGGTGTCTTTCTCATAGCCCGCCAGGGTGATGTGCTGCAGGTTAAACTGGTCACCCGCGGCCACAAGCTCCGACAGAGTCCCCGTCTTCGCCGTATAAACGTGACCATACAACTGCCGGACATAACTCCAGCGACCGCTGGAATCATTCATTTCAGTTGCCATCGTGTTCACCGATGCCGTGTCGTTAAACGGAAGGCCGATATAATCGAACGGCTCATCTCCCATCGCTGCCACCGCGTCGTTAAGAGCTGGCGCACCAGCCCCCTTCACGCCGCTGGCAACCGTAATATTCACACCCGCCGGTAACACCTCCCCACCGCCAAAGCCGTAATAATTGAGAGTGACCGGAATTTCATTTCCATATAACCCCTTGTGGCGCGCAGTCAGTGTCACCACCCCCGCTTCTGATGTTGCCGTAAAGGGAAGATCAGGGTTTGCATTGACCGCATCCTTAATGCTCACAGCCACCGCCGCAGCGTCATCACCGCTGGTCACGGGAGCCTGAACGCGGGTTCGGCCGGTATAGACATTCACCGTTCCGGTTTCCGTCGCTTCACCAGTTACCGTCAAAGCGACGGTTGCTGCCGCGCCTGTGGATTCAGGTACGGCAATGACATACAGTTCGCCAAATGGATCGGTCTTACGGTACGCCCCGACCATACGGGCCAGCTGGCTTCCGGCACCGCAAATCTGACGGGCATAATCAACCGATGACACCAGAACAAGACTGTTGACGGCAATTGACGCATCATTGCTGGCGTGACCAATCAGCAGTGATGCCCCGCTGTCCCGGGCGGTATTTGCCGCCGAGTTATCCATCTCGGCATAAAACAGCGGAACCCGTGTATCTGACGGGATGGAATTAAAACTAATCGCCATTTGTTTTCACCTTTTTATTCGTGCGCCGGACATCACCAGCGGCCTCGCGGCGCAGCCAGTAGTTATTCTCATCAACATTTCGACCTCTTTCAGGTAAAAGGTCGCCACGGGCCGGATCGGGAACCGATCGCCCTTTTGCGGGTTTCACAAACATGGTTTATTCCTGAAATGTAATTTCGGTGTGGTGCTCGATGTCGCCATCTGGCCCGGTACCGGGTTCGATAAAATCAACATCAATACTGAGCGTTTTAAGGTCGGGCAGGCCGTCCAGATCATCCTGCTGGCGGGTGTCTGTTTCGGTAATTTCATACTTCACCGTGAAGTCGAACTGGTAATACAGTTCGTGGCGGTTCAGATCGAGAAGCATCCCACCCGCATACTGAATTTCATGCGCCTGCGGATCCGGCTCCCACCCCAGCAGCGCCTTCCAGATTTCCTGCCTGACGTCGTGAACTGCGTCGTAAGAAGCCCACTGCCCTTTTTCATCCCGTTCGTTGCTGAGTACCACGATGACGGAAAAACCCTCCGTCAAATCCTGCCAGTAGTCGGTCTGCGATTTCTGCTCACCCGTGACGTCTTCGGCTGGCACAACATACGCGGCTGGTAGTCTGAGCTTTCCGGCCTCCGGTATCGCTTTAAACTGCGCTGCGCCACCCACACGGTTTTCAAACCGAGGGCAACGGCTGCGAAGTGCCGAAATAATCGGGGTTAATTTCATTTTTTCTTCCTTCGCTGAGGACGGAGTGATTTTCGCAATTCGCGGGAGAGCACATAACGTGTCCAGCTGCGGCGTTTATCCAGAACCTCAGTCATGTAGTTGTTACGTGGTTCCACACGCCAGCCGCTGCCGCCTGATGCGCCGCGATGATGGCCTTTCTTACGCTTCGCCCCACGGCGAACACCGTAGAACAGAAAGGCGGGGTAAAAGGCACCGTTGATATGCCGGTTGCCCTCGCCGTTTTTCTGGTTAGGCGCGATCTTCACCATGAGCCCCGGACGTTTTTTTGACGCACGGGGTACGTAGTAGCCGATAGAACGCGCCAGCTGGCCGGTGCGGTACGAGGGGTTTTCGCCTGGCTTCGAGCGGCCACGTTTCATGACCAGTCGCCGCGCATCACGCATGTGCACCTGACCAATTTTGACGAACGCCCGTCGCATTCTCGCCCGGTTAAACACCAGTTCTTCCGGCTGTACGAAATCAACGTGTAAATATGCTTTCTGCGGCATAGTCACTCCCGTTATCTGTACCCAGCGCTTCGCACTCAAGCAACAGAAAGCGGCGTTTACTGTTCAGATCACGGACCCGTTTAACCCGATAAGAAATATCGTCGTGGAGCACTTCATGATCGGCGGTGATACCGCGGCGAAAACGGATGGTGAAATAGTGCGTCACCCTGTTTTCTATCTGCACAGACCCCTGATAAGCTGCCGCGCCGGGTTGCGCTTTTTTGGCCCACGTCCGGATCTGCTCCGGGTACGTCGGCGTTACGCCAAAGTCATCAGCCGGAACATCGACACGCCGCCGGATAACAATGCGCTGGTCAAGTTCGCCTGGGTCGGGCAAAAGGTATGTGGCGCTGGTCTGCGCCTGACGAATTTTCATTGTGGAAAGTACCTGTATGGACCGACAAGCCAGCCAAAGCTCTGTGGCATGTCGAGTTTTTCCACTTCCGTGACGGAAGATCGGTTTTCGTAGAAATGACTGATAAGCATCAACATCCCCAGACGGATATCATCCTGCAGGAGCAGTCCGTCAGGATCGCTGTCCGGAATGGTTTCATCCGGCGCATAGAGCTTCCGGTTCAGATACGTCTCCGTCCGCTTTTGTACCGCTCTGGCCAGCAGTTGCAGGTAGCGCTCATCGGCTTCAAAATCCTCATCCAGCCGGAGTTGAGCTTTAATTTCTTCCACGCTCAGAAGCATACTCAGCCCTCTTGACTGGTCGTGGATTTTTTCTCTTTCACCGCTTTATTGCTTTTTGCACTGGTTTCGCACTCTGCTAACCCGGTCTGAAGCGCAATCTCCTGCACCCGGGCCGGGAGTATCCTGTCGTCGTGTTCACCGGCACGAATGATTTCAACACGCAGACCGTCTGGCGACCATTTGAGATCTTGTTTCAGGATCATGATTCCCTCACCTGTCAGAACAGGGGCGCCGTTCAGCGCCCCACCAGTGATTACGCCGCAGCGACTTTCAGCAGCTTGATAGCCTGTGAATCGACCAGCATACCCCCGGTGCGCTTGGTGGTATAAAAACCGACAAACGGTTTGTTGGTGTACGGGTCGCGCAGGATGCGGGTGCCGATACGGTCAACGATGGTGTAACCCCGTTTGAAGTTACCAAACGCAATGGCTTTCGCATCGGCGGCGATATCCGGCATCTGTTCGTTTTCAGCGATACCGTAACCCGCCAGTGAGGATGGCTGTCCCAGTTCCAGCCCCGGACGCCACAGATAGTTACCCTCGGTATCTTTCAGCAGACGGATGGCAAACAGGCTGTTGTTGTTCATCATGAACTTCGCGCCGGTACGATGCGCCTTACGCAGCGTGTAAATCAGCTTAATGATGGCATCAGCGGTCACCGCGGTCGCTTCACCGGATACGATGTGCTGAAGTTTACCGAACGCACGAGCCTTATCGGACTCTTCGGTGGATTCATAGGCCAGGAACCCTTTCGGCTTCTTGGTGCCGTCACCAGTGGTAAAGGCAATTTCCTCCTGTTCGGCAAATTCGGTCGCCAGTTCACTGTTGATCCAGGCTTCCACGTTGAAGAAGGCATCATCCAGCATTTTCTGGGTGGCCTGCGGGTTGCCGTAGATTTCCCCCATGAAAGGCTCAATCAGTCCCAGCCTGGAAGTAGCGGTCTGGGAACGCGTGTCAGTTTCGCCGACCCATCCGGAAGCCGTACCCCCCAGATTCACCAGTTTTTTATAGTCGGAACCGCCCACGGTGATCACCGTGGCCTCCTGGCGCATCACCACCTCATCTTTCAGCAGGCTGAGAATGCTGCGATCCAGCTCTTCCGGCACGGCATAACCACCATCTTCATCAGTGCCCACCTGCAACGCCTTACGCTCCAGATCGCGCAGACCGTCTTCGCGGCCTTTACGCAGAAAGCCGACGAAAGCGTCTTTATGTTCTGCAGCCACCTTGTTTTGCGCTCCACCTGCCGGACGTTTCAGCTCAAGCAGCTCTTTTTCAAGGTCGCTTTTGAGATTTTCCAGCTCGCTGAGTTTCCCGTTCAGGGTTTCCACCTGCCCGGCAAGCTTGCCCTTTTCCTGCTCAATCGCCTCAACGCGCTTGTCGTTCTTTGCTTTGAAGTCGTCAAACTTCTGTTGAAGTTCCTGCGCGACCTGTTCCACATCTTTAATATCAACCGCCATCGTATTTCTCCTGATTAGAAGTTCAGATTTTTCAGTACATTCAGTGCAGAGCCCACATCCTCAGCGTCGCGCAGGGACAGTGCGCCATAGCCCCCGGCCATGAATGCTTTGGCCTGGGTACGGGAGAGTCCGACATCACGCAGGACTCTTTCGATTTTTTTCTGTTCGGGGATTTCCCCGCGGGCCAGCGCGTTCTTGACGTCGCTGATCCGTGCCTCATCGTTTGACGGGAACGTCACCAGACTGACTTCCCAGAGGTCGATTTCTTTCAGCAGAAAGGCTTCTTTGCTCCGGTCGTATTCCCAGTCTTTCAGTACGTACCCAATAGAAAGGCCGGTTAACGAACCGGCCTTCATGTGTGCATGTGCGCGTTTTGCCAGGGGATCATCATCAATGAGCAATCGCCCCTTAACGTACAGCCCGACATCGTCTTCCTTCATTTCGGTGTAAACACCGATGGGCTCATCCATGCGGTGCTGCCAGAGCAGCGCAGGTAACGCTTTTCTGTCACTCCACTCCCGCAGGGAAGCAGCAAATGCCCCGGACATCACCACATCATCGTGGCTGTCCTTTACACCAAAGACGGAGCCATACCCTTCAAACTCACCGGAGTCACTGACAGATTTAAGACTCAGCGGTACATCAAGACGTTGTTTCGTCTGCATTGGCGTTATCCTTCTGCTTACCCGCTTTACTGCCATCGGAGGGTTTCGTGGTCATGTTCATCGGTGTGAGATAGACATCACCACCGGGACGCGGATTCATATCTTCCAGGTCGCGGCAGTCATTGGGAGAGTAAATCCCCCAGTTGATCCCGGTGGCATAGGCTTCAAAACGGGACTTCATATCCCCACGCAGTAACGCTCCTGCGTTAAATTTGGCGTAAAAAACGCCCTGCTTACTTTTTCGTACCAGTCCGGTGTTGATCCGCTGTTCGATGCGGGTCAGATACGGCACCAGTGAATAGTTGATAAATCCCAGCCCCAGCTCTTCAATATTGTTGAAGGTGGCGCGATCGGTGTTCTGCACCATGTGCAATGGCACCCGGAACAGACGACAGATTTCTTCAAGCTGAAACTTGCGGGTTTCCAGGAACTGGCTGTCCTCGGCGTTCAGCGCCATCGACTTCCAGTCCAGCCCCATCTCAAGGATCATCGGGCGGTGAGCATTACCAAGCCCGGTGTGACGCTCCTCAAAATCTTTCTTCAGGCGCTCATAAGCCTGATCCGACAGCGTCTGCTCTGTACGCAACACACCCGACGTCACCGCGCCATTGCTGAACAGTCTGGCCCCGTGCTCTTCGGTCGCTGCCGCCAGCGATATTGCCTCGCGGGCATAGGCGATGGGATTCAGCCCCACCAGTCCGTCCAGCGTCAGCGTGCGCACATGCCAGATATCCTCCTGGCTCAGTACATCCGTGGAGCCATCCGGGAATGTGACCTGATAGACCGGCTCCCAGCTACTGTTAAGCTTCGGCACCACACAACCGGGATCGACGGGCAGCAGTTCAGCCACTTCGCCAAATGCTTTCACTTTGTAGGCATAAAAGTTGCCCCGCAGGCACAGACAGGTGACCACCAGCTCCCAGAACTCCTGCGGCGTCATATAGCCATTGGGATGCGTGGAGATCAGCTTATGCAGACGTTCGCCAGTGGCTCTCTGTTTCAGGCTGCCGTTCAGGTGATACAGGTTGCAGGGCAACATCCCGACCGACTCTGCCAGCACTCTGACGCAGGAAAAAACCGCCGTCAGTCGCATGGCCCGCTGACTGCTGATCTGCTTTCCGGTATAGGTGTCGTATGACAGCCCGATAGCATCCGCCAGCTCTGCTGGCGTGGTCACCGGCGCGTCACTTTTTCGTTGAAATAATCCCGAAAAGAACACTATTTACCTCCGCCAACAGACTGCTGTGTACGGTCGAGATATCGCGCCACCAGCCACGACCAGAACATGCACAGCGCCCCGGCAACAACAAAACCCGCCGGGGGATAAATCAGCCAGGCACCATACGCCAGCAAAAGCGCACCCAGCACGCCCACCAGAGGCGCGAGAATCAGCATGATCATAATTACCTCAGTTAAAGCGAGCGGATCCCGTAGGACTCAATGTGGTCAGACAGCGTGTCTTCTTTCTCGTACAGCATGGCTCTGCCAACCGCCATAATCAGTGCAACTGCACCATCGATTTTATTTTCCGCCTGCTCCTTAATAGGCTTCACCACGTCATCGTTACCCGGAATGGTTTTGCCGACCACGTTGCCGATACACCAGGTCATGATGGGATTGCCGTCATGATGAAAGCGCCCCGATTCAATCGCCGCTTCCAGTTCTTTCATCGGATCGGACATGTTGGTGTAATTCTGGATGATAGTGACGGGATTCAGGTTTTCATCAGCTAGATCATGTGAAAGCCCGGTGGCACCAAATGGATCAATGGGGGATTCGCTGACCGGGTTCAGTTTGTTCGCAGCTTTGGCCTCTTCAAGGATGTAGCGGTAATCCACCTCCGCACCATCAGTTACTGTCAAAAAGCCCATTTCAACCCATTTCTGAAAACGTTCCGCAGTACGGCGATCCTCATTTTTCTCAACACTGTAGACCGTGTCATACGGCACCCAGAAACGTGGCGCCACGCTGTAAAAATGCGTTTTCCCGTCTATTTCACGGGTAAATAACCTCGCCATGCTGTTCATGTCCAGCTTACGAGCCAGATCGAACGCCAGTACGCAGGGTTGACCCTCAAACAGTTCCAGCGTCAGCGTCTTATCCTCACAGTTTTGCCAGGAAACCAGATTAAAGAATGCTGTGCGGGCGGCAACCCATACATTGAGATGCTTCGTTTTGAACACACCCGCATGGCGGGCATTGTTAATAGCACGCTGTTGCTGACTGAGAAGGAAGTCACGGTATACTGACACCCCAATGTTCGGGTTTGCTTTCTCCAGCACTTTTGGATCTGTCCAGTCATCCCCTTCATCAACCGTGTAAATCACGCCAAAAAGTTCGTTGTTCGGCACCGATCCGTTCAGCATCTCAATCACTTCGCGTCGCTTGTCGTAACACGGCCCCTCGATGTTGTAGCCCGCCGTGGTTATTGCCCACATCAGCGGCTGTCGGCGCGCGCCCATACCTGTAAGCATTGTTGTGTAGAGCGCATCCGTAGGGTGTTCGTGGTATTCGTCAACTATTGCGCAGTGCGGTGATGCCCCGTCCCCGGGGTTGCCGATCAACGGCTCGAAGCGGGCACCATCCTCCGGACGGTTCAGGTTTGAGGCATTCACCTCTATACCGAATGCCTCCACCAGTAGTGGTGTGCGCTTACACATCAGACGCGCGGGACGAAATACCTCCCACGCCTGTTTTTCAGTCGTGGCGCCGGAGTATACTTCCGCACCGAATTCGTTATCACAGGTGAAACAGTAGAGAGCTACACCAGCTGAAATAGCCGATTTCCCGTTCTTACGTGGTATCTCTGTGTAGACCTCACGAAAACGACGAAGCTTTGTTCCCTTCTGTACCCAGCCAAAGGCACAGCACACGATGAAAAGTTGCCACGGTTCCAGGGTAATCGGCATACGTTTGAACGCCCATTCACCTTTTGTATGTGGAAGTAACTGAATAAACTTTGCAGCTTTCTCAGCCATGTCTTTATCAAAGCGGTACCGAAACCTTTTACTCTTCTCCGCCGCCATATCATCAATGTGACGCTGGCAGGCCTGAATGACATACTGACATGCCGTGATTTTTCCCCGCACAACGTTGCGGGCATACTGATTAGCGGCGTTAACGTTGGGATATGATTTCCGGCTCATGAGTTGATCATCTTCAGGAATGGGTTAGATGTTTTCTTCTGTCCGGCCAGACCAATAAGGCGCTGTCGACTACTGGGGTCAAGGCCCAGCATAGAACCAGTAGAACTCATCTCCGATTCCTGTTCTTTCTTGGCAGTAAGTTCAGGGTTCTTTATTTTCCCCCCCATAGCGCCAGTTATGGTGTTACCTTCTTTTGCGATATTTTTTACTGCTCTCCGCCAGAACTCGTAGGCGACACACCAGCGCTCCAGTACAGCCAAATCCGTAACACACAGCAGTCCCTGACCACACAATTCTTTGGTGGTCAGTTCCCACATAACTGATGCCAGAGGCATATCTTCTTCGTTAAACCAGTCCGGAGGAGAAACCCCATTTATTGGTGTGAATACTGGTTCTTCTTTATTCAGGGCTCGCTTTCCGGGGTTCCCGGCCAGCTCCTTGCGCGCCGTAGGCTTGGGGCGACGCCCGGAACGCCCCGCCGTTCCAGCCATATGCGGCACTCCTGGTTAAATTTCATTTTTCGCGGGTATAAAAATTCGAGGGGGCGGGCAGTCCGGAAGACGTCAGGCCACAGGGATTTACCCCGCCCCCCCTCTGGCTGTGGAAACTGGTTTTTATTTCAGCCGTTCACGAGCCGTCTTCGCCTTATGGCAGGGCCAGCACAGACTCTGCAGATTACTGTCGGCATCAGTTCCGCCATGCGCTTTAGGGATAATGTGGTCAACAGTTTTCGCCTCACGCACCACACCGGCACGCAGACATAACTGACATAAACCTTTATCACGCTTCAGTATGCGCTCACGGATAACGTCCCACTTCGAACCATAACCGCGTTGATGACGGGATTGTCCTGGCTTGTATTGCTTCCAGCCTTCGCTTTTGTGGCTTTCGCAATAGCCTGACGGGTCAGTGGTGGTACGACGGCAACCTCGAACACGGCAGGCTTTTGGGATTCGTAGCGGCATATCTACTCCAATGGAAAAGCCATCGGTTGATAACCGATGGCTTTGATTGTTCTCACCTGTTTTGAAGAATCTCCCGCTTTCTTACAATGCATTCCGTCGTTTCTCTATAGCTGCACACGTGCTCCCGTGAACATTGGTATGTGTGCAATTCGCCGATGGCATCACCGATACCAGTCAGCACTTCTTTTTCATGCAGAATGGTCACCTGCAGACGGTTGGTTGGGCAGTTAATTTTTGAAAAGTTCATTTTGGTGTCTCCTTTGCTTTCGAGACACCAAAATCCCATCACGACACGTTTACCACCACAAACATTATTGCAGGCACCCATTGAATACCTGCGGGACTGATAAACACATCCTCCTCCATACGTATTGAAACCATTTTCATATATCCAGTAATGAATCCTTTGAAGAGTCGCAATCAATACGACTCACTAATGGGGAGGTATGTCCAACGCGTTGGACGAGTTGCCTACTTGATTTAGGTGACACTTTAGAAGGACAGAATGCCTTCCTCACTCAAATAACATCAATTAAGGAGGTTCAACATGTTTCGTTCCAAAAGTCAGTTGACTGTAATTATTACTACGTCACTTTATGCCGAAGACCTTTTCCGCTTCACTTTGAGCCTGATTCACTTCTACCTGACCGGCTCGCCTCTATCCTTCTGATCCCCGCTTTATCCAGATTGCACTGCCCTAACGCCGACAACAGACTGACATTCAAATCCAGACTACCTCCATACGTCAGAGGGTTGGGGATAACTGGCTGTGGAGTTTCAGCGAGCAGGTTCACCGGTAACGGCATCGTTGGAACCTGCGCGTAAACTGTTCTCGTACTTCCGCAACCGGTCAGCAGCGGCAGCAGGCACAAGACGTGAAGCACAGTCATCATTCGCAATAGCCATTTTGATATCAGCCTGGGTTCTCTGTGACTCCAGTGCGATCTGCTGTTTTGCATGCTGGTTAGCCTCCAAAACTGTATTGACGATTTGCAGTGATTGCAGGACGTTATTGGTAATGACAGTTGCCGATTTGGCATTTTGTACAGCCTCATCAGCACGTTTCTTTTCGTGCTGATATTTGCTGTAGTAGTGGTTGGCAGACCAGATGAAAGAACCGATGACAGTAAAGAAGAATGCAGCGATAACCAGCTTATAGCTAAACTTCATTTACCACCCCACCAGCCTCTTTAAACCGGGCAATCAGGTCACCGATTTTATGTTCATACTGACCGTAACCTGCACCGGGTAAAGACGCCCAGATATTGCTGCAACGATCAATTGCCTGACGAATATCACCGCGGTCAATCATCGGTAAAGCGCCACGCTCTTTAATCTGCTGCAATGCCACTACATCCTGGCTTTTTGGAGAGAAGTCTTTCAAGCCAAGCTGCTTACGATAAGCGTCCCACCAACGGGAAAGAAGCTGGTAACGTCCGGCTGCTGTTGATTTGAGTTTCGGATTTAGCGTGACAAGTTTGCGAGGGTGATCGGAGTAATCAGTAAAGAGTTCACCACCGACAATAACGTCATAACCGTGGTTACGTGTCGGTTGTCGCCCATTATCCGTTCCTTCTGACCATGCCACCATAGCAAGGAAAGCTTTACGTTGAGAATTTAGTGTCAGCATGAATTACTCCTTAGAGCCACCAAATTTGTTACCGATTACTCTCATTGCCGCACCGCGAATGGCATCGACGCCAATCAACCCAACCCCACCGCCAATGGCAACAGAAAGCGATTTAGGCCATCCGACATACTCAAGAGCAGATGCAAAGGTCAGTGTCAGAGCGCCACAGAGCAAAATCTCGAGCATTTTTCGCTTCCAGCCGCCACCACTGCCAAAATAGGCGATGCGCAAACCAGCCATAACAATCGACATAATGACTGCGCCCAGCGGTGTGTCTCCACGCCACCAGCTCTGTAACAATTCAAGTAAATCAGGCCAGGTATTTGGGTTATGAGGCATTTGTAGTTATCTCTCACCTCGCTGATACAGCAGGTGCAAATTGAGGGAATACCACGTACCGCAAATCAGAAGCGGAAACGTAAAAGAAGCCGAGCCAATCGATAACTGCGGGATAGGCCAGGCCCAACGAATCCCAGGCCCAGAAACGACAAAACCCGCTCGACGGCGGGTTTAAGCTGTGTGGCGAAGTAACCACTCTTAACACGATATAATACTTTTTGCGTACGCGTTAACTTTTTCTGTAGTATTTAGTGTAAGATTCTTCACAAGATAGATACTTTGGAGTACATGATGTAAAGTGCTGTATGCATAAACAGTACAAAGGATATCATGATGAACAAATTAGCACGCTTATTATTAACAGCCAGCTCAATTGCACCTGTTTGCGCAACTCTATTTTTTATTGGATATGTAAAAGATACGGTTTGGCTGATGCAATATAGCTTATGCGTTGGCATAGCAAGTTGGTTATTAGCAATAGGCCTGATTCAATATGCTGAGAAACAACTTGAACCTCTGACAAAAAATATTAGTTCAGTTTCTCCCGCTAACAAAGAAGTAACTAATTATTTCTTAAGCTATTTATTCCCTCTCCTAGGAACAGACTCTATTGCTGAAAATAAAGCATATGCGTTATTCTTTTATTTGTCATTGTTATTTTACATCAGCTTTTCCGAGAACTATAACTTTAACCCAGTATTGTCACTTATCGGTTATAAATTTTACGAAGCTGAAGATGACACCGGCGTAGGTTTTGTATTGATTTCTAAATCAGTCATTACTGATATTAAAGATATCAAATTTACAGTTATTCAATTAACAGACTACACATTTCTACATGTTAAAGGATAATAACCATGGCACTTTTTGCAGTAATAGATAATACAATTGCAACGAGAATTGTTAGAGTCGAACTTGATGCAACAGCAAGTACTTCTGTTACGGCCATTTTCCAACAACAGCGTCAATATTTTGAAAGTCATCATAACAATATGATACCATTCTATGCCGGTTATACACCAAAACATAGTGAGTGTTTTGAAATACAAAACTTTACTGATTCTGCACGCCTGATTGACGCAGTCAATAGGCCTACCGCCGTGCCTGTCTGGGATCCCAGCCAAATTGATATTGGTTATATTAAAGCATTATTTGTTGGTGTTGACGCGCCAGCAAACCCCAATATTATTGCGCTACAAACTTTCAACAAAAAACAAATCTTAGATACCTCAAAATCATTCTTTGGAAAGCTTTTTGCAAGCAAAACTACCTTTAGTAAAGCTAATAGCATCGGTTTTAATGTTGATGATAAACTAGTTGCAATAATTATCAATGATACAATACGATTTAAGAGTTTCTTTAATCTAAGAAGCATTTTTGACATGTCGTCCTATTTTTCTGCTGCTACTGACCAAGAACTTAATGCATTTAGTCAACTTAGTGTATTTTCTACTCCCCAAGGTTTTGATCTAAAATCCGTTGCAGATACAGTGATAAGAAATAAAGTAACACTAATAAATCAGACTGGGATGCTAACACCCCAAAATATGTCAAAGTTTAAATCCGAAGCTGCTAAAGTCAATTTCCCCTTACAAACCATAATAGTTGGCGGTGTTGAGAAAATTGTCATGCCTTCATCAAAAAAAGAAATAAAAGCCCTTCTTGACTTTCTTGAGGAAGACATTTGGATTTCTGGAATAAGTGGAAGACGCTTTAAATCGAATTCAAAGCGCCCAATATAACTAGAAGACAGTTAAGAATAGTTAAAAGGCAAGAGTGCAAACAATGCCTTCAATGAAACCAAGCGATGTTTGCAACTCTTTCCTGATAGTCCCATCCGAACACTTTCTCTTCTTAGCAATGGCTCGCAATGAAATCCCTACCACAAAATGGGCTATAACTAACTCATACTCTTCTGGTTTGTACTTTCTTAATCTAGCTACGCACCCATCGATCATGAGCCCCTCATCATCATCACACTGAATCCGGGACTTTTTGCCATGAGGTAAAAGCCCCTTGAAGCCAGCGGCTACCGGTTGCCAGTCCACTCCGCTATTGTCTGAAGCAGCCCAAGCTCCCCAACGATCCATCACTTCATACATATCACGCATCAACTTTCTCCACAAAATCAGGCCAGCACGCCAATTGCCAGCGCACGATCGATAAAACGAAATATCAGCTCCAGCTGGGAGCCATACTTCTCTTCAAATGCCACGGTATCCGCATGCAGCTCGTCGTGATGCTTTCTGCACAAAGGCAACACAAAGAGGTCATGCGCTTTTGTTCCCATTCCCCCCTGACCGTGACCTATCAGGTGGTGGGGATCATCAGCAGGCTTTCCACAACATGCACACGGCTGTGTCTTAACCCAGCGCGTGTACTTTTCATTAACCCAGCGGCGACGTTTTGGGCGTAACATAAAAGACTCCGGCGACTCCGGATCCACTTTCAGCGCCAGCACCTTTTTCGCCTTATCCTGGATGATGCTGGTGGCAGGAACCGAAGGCACAAGGTCACTTTCCCGGGTGACAGACGGCACAACAGGCTTCGGTAATCTCAGTGCCTTACGGGCTGCACTTTCCGGTAAGGCATCCGCCAGGTCATTACGAATCAGCCACCAGCACAGTTCCGGCATTGTCACAACGTGACTGTCATCAAAACCGAGATCCCGACGCACAACAGACAACACCCAGCGGGCACAGTTATCCGTTGCCATTGATTCCAGCCATTCCGTGAACTGATCGCGCAGCTGGTTATCGCAGTGCCAGCACAGACGGATTGCGCCCGGAGCGTGTCGCATTGTTGTCATGTTCTCGCTGTGCCAGTCGGAATGCGGCCACTGACAGACATTCCCCCGGAGTAGCCAGCTTTCCAGACTATCCAGACCACCAGCACGATAAATAACCGACTCATTACGGAACACATCACGAACAGCAGGGTCATCCGCCAGCGGCTGTGATACCGCCGGGACCGCGCCGCTGGCGAAAGATGAATATTGTTCCGGCTCTGGTTCAAGCAGAACACGCCCCTGCATAAACAGGGGCATCAGTTCCGATCCCGGCCTGAACAATACAACGCCCATACGAGGAGCAATTTCAGGGGTCAGTAACGCTCTCACGATCACCTCAATGAACGGTATCGAGCAGCTTCAGCAGCTCAGGGAATTTGGATTCGAAGAAATGCGGTTGCGTCTCGCGAGGGTTTGCCGGGCTGGTGATGTTTTTGCCGAACATGCAGCCTTTCGCCGTCAGCGACCAGAATTTTTTAATGCCGTTAATCGCGGAGCGACTGTAACGCTCACGATGTTCAACAACACCCAGCTTTGCTAACTGCTGATACGCCTGATTAGCCGTCATCCGGATACCATGCTGTTTTAACAGCGCGCTCAGTGCCAGTGTCGGGCGGCTTGAACCATCCGGCGCGCCAGCCGGAGCATCAATGGCATATTGTGGCGCCAGGTTAGGTAGTCCCACTGCCTCCTGGAGTTTCTGGCACGCGCCCAGTACCGATGAATTGGACAGGTTTAACTCTTTACGCATAAAACCCAGCAGAATCACCCCCGCCTGCATCTTATCGGCAGCCATACCAGAAGATGTTTGTGGCGCACTGGTAATCCGATCGAACGTGCGGATCACCTTGAGATGGAAAGACGGACTGATCCACATTGCATAAGCAAATACCAGTTCTTTGCATACGTATGTACCTTGTTCAGCACCACCGCGAACAGTATTTACTGGAGCGATACCCAAATTTTGGGTATCTCTACCGCCCTGAAAAAAGCTAACTGATTGATTTTGTTCCGAGGATGGAATTCCGCCCTCGGTGAAAAGTTGCTCAATCAGTTCACGGGTTTGCTTATTATCAAGCCAGTACTTCGGACGGTATTTCTGCTCTCCACCCGCAGCCCGGTGCAAATCGTTAAGACAATAGCGCCCATGAACGTCGCGGCGAACTTCGATACCATCAATGACCATTAAATTATTCATGCTTCTTTCTCCATTTTCAGGCGGCTGCACCCGCCCCTGTTTCAAATTTCGTGATCGTGATTTCTACCTTCCCCTTCGGGAAAACTGGTCCCCAATCCACCAGCATTCTCTTTACCTGGCTGTCGTCCTCCCAGACTCCTGCGTGAGTCAGTGCGTCGAACAGCGCTTTGTTGTAATTGTCCAAATCCCTGATCCGCTTATCTGGCGGATACAGGATGATTTCTACCGCTGCATGGGTTGATGTCGGTTTCGGCAGTCGGCGAAGTTGCTCAATGATGGCGGCACACGTTGCGCTCCGGAATTTGCGTCCCGCCACACTTATCAGGTTCTTTCCGGCAAACGGCCCTTTGTTGGGATGACGCCAGTAAGTGTTCACGCTCGGCGGAAATGGCAGGGTCAGCTTCATGCCGCCATCTTCCCGACCAGGCGTTTCGCTTCGCGGCGGATCTGCGCCAGAAACGCTTCGCCACCTGCTTCAAGCTCATCACGCCCGATATAGCTGATCGCTGGCCCTTTCCAGGTTTTATCGAATACAGCGATCGCCCCCGCAAAGAAAGCGCCGGTAGGCACCTGTTTTTCATCTTTCGGGGTAAACCATGCCGGCAGTTCGAAACCAATTCGGCCACGAATAAACGCGATATGGTCTGCATCTTCCGGCCACCATACTTCGCTGGTGGCAGCTTTGATCAGGAAAACATAGCGCCCGCCCTTATCCCGCATAGCGCTGGTATGCCTCATGATGTATCGCATACCTGTGATGTATTGCCCTTCATGCTGGCTGGCGCGACTGTAAGGAGGATTACCAAAAGCGGCCCCGTTGAGTTCAGCCAGACGATCCGGCCAGTCATGCGCCAGCGCGTTATCTTCCGCTGTGTAATAGTCCTCACATTTGGCGTTTTCATCGTCCGAGAAAAGATCGAGAACAAACGGACCAAACATGGCATTTATGCCCCAGTAAATGTTGTCCGGCGTGCACCACTGATCGCCGACTTCTTTCAGTTCGTGTGCTGATTTGCTGCGCAGTTCTGCCAGCGCCTGGCAATATTTATTGCTCATTAAGACCCCACATAATTCCCTGACAGATACCACTCACTACCTGATGCAACAGACTTTCTGCTCTTCCGCATACACCGTTCACGGCGCGCCAGAAAGGCGCTACGTTCCGACGGGATATGACTCTCCCGGAATGCCTCCATCCATACCGTAGCTGCACGACGGAACAACCCTCCCGACTCCAGTGTTTCTGCCTGACGTATCAGATGCATAATCACCTGCGGGTCGTTGGTTCCGACATAACAGCTCCGCACAGGTTTAGTCCCGATATCTGGCTCCTGATCCGGCTGTATGTCTGTCTCAAGAGCAAAATGCCTGCGAGTTTTACCTTCAAAGCGATGAGCAACACGCCCGCACTGGCGTAACTTACTTGCCGACTGCAGGACGCTTTTACGCGGGAAATCTGCAAAAGCATTCGCTATATCGCTGGAAGTACATCCCGGATGGGATTCAATGAATTTCTGAACGTCTCCCATAAGACTCATATCACCCCCTGAACCCTGTCGGGATCTGGCTGTAATCCACATTCCCGTAGCTGGATTTGAACATTGGATCTTCACGGTTTTCGAAACGTCCGCCGATGGGCGTGGACAAACGCAATGACAATTCATCCCACTTTTCCCGGAGCTTTGAGGGGCTGAGAATGTTACGGCACCAGAACGGATCACGGCTGACCCGGCTGTACATTTCGCAGATCTGTTTGTGGGTACGCCCGTCCTGAGCACACATCAGGCGAATTTCATTTGCCCAGACGGTCCAGTTAGGTTCCTTCGGACGAACCAGCTCGCCGTCACTCTCCGCGGCCTGTTCGTACAGGGCGATGATTTTTTTCCAGATCCACTGAGCACAGGTCAAATCGTCCTGCGTTCCCCACTGACGCTTTTTAGGGCTCAACACAGCGGCATCCGGATGACGGGTTAAAAACTCCTGGTCTGTCATCTGCTGGTCCGGTTGCGAAGCGTCCGGACAAGAAGGGGTTTTATTAACTTGTGGATCTTGTTTTGATTTTACTGACGGATCCCCGCCAGATTCTGACGGGTCAAAACCGCCGTTTTTGCCAGATTTCGACGGGTCAGATTTTGATGGGTCAGATTTTGATGGGTCAGATTTTGATGGGTCAGATTTTGATGGGTCAGATTTTGACTGGTCAGGATCTGACAGGTGAGCAAATGCAGCCGCCTGCAGCTTTGCCACATTTAGCTGATAAACATTGGAGGCATTACGGTTTCCCTGACGTCTGGCTTTACGTGATAACCAGCCGTCAGCTTCCAGTTTTGCTATCGCCGTTCTGACTGTACTTACCCCGGCCCCAAGCTGACGAGAAATTGTCTCAATGGATGGCCAGCAGACCCCTTCGTCATTGCTGAAATCAGCCAGGCGAGCCATGATAGCCACACTGGATAATTTCATTCCCGAAGCTGCACAGGCATCCCATACATAGCCTGTTAATTTAGTGCTCATGCAGCACCTCCGAGATGCTTCATGTTTTTGCCGGAACGAAAGGCAATAAGAGGCATGTTGACGCGGTAATTACGCCCAAGAGGCTCACAGACAACCTTCTGACATTCGCGATCGACCAGGCTAATACGCAGAACGTACCCTTCTGGTGTGCTGTACCACTGTCCTGGACGAGGGCAATGAAAACGTTGGCTGGTGAACCGTTTAAAAATATTCCGGATCATTTGCGCCCCCTTACCTCTGAACGGTTCAGTGTCATATTGATAAGGCTCGCAAGCGCCGCAGCGTCATTGATGCGGTCGTACAGGCTGACAGCCAGCGGAGATTCCGCTTTTTCCAGCATGGGATAAAGCTGCTGTAACCAGACCTGATGAATGGATGAAATGTAGGAATATAGAACGCTGGCATTATGTGCTGCATCGCTCAGCCCCGATGGAGTTGAAAGTTGTTTCTCCATCTGGTTAAAGGCATTGATGTATGCCTCTTTGAATTGGGCGGCGCGTTTGCCCGTAAAGCCCATAGCAAGGAAAGCAAAGCCGTCGCGGGTTATTTGATAGCAAGGTAGTTTGCGGCCTGATGCGTCGATGTACTCACTGAGCTGAAAATTCAGCTCAGTAAATTCGGCAGAGCATTCAAGAGACGCAATTTTTTGAATGACATTTTTGTGTTGTTTGCCGAAATAACTAGCAACAGCCAGAGAAGAAGTAACAACTTTGCCTGCAATAATGCAAAGTTCAGGTTGTACTAAGGCAGGGATCGTAGCCATGATGGCAGCCTCCGTATGCAATGGATAACTTCCACCACCGGAAACGCCAATTTCGCTGGTGGTGAACTGAGCAGGGTTGGCGTAACCGGCGCATACGGAAACCGGCGCACCTTTCGGTGCCCCCACCCAGCCCACCATAATTTGGGTATAGCTGAGCTGTAGCAACAAAAAAGACGCTAACGCGCCCATTGTCGCCGTATGCAATTCCAGGACGCCAATCCCGGCACCCGCTTTATGAGGTGCCTGAACAGTGTAACGTCCCGGAATTGCAGAATCAATGTGTTCCTGGCGCTTCACACTCAACAAAATCACGCCTGAATTTCCACAAAGGGCTAAAACACTCATGCGGATAGCCCTTGCGCAGATAGATAACGCGCTCAGTTTCTGGTTCCCAGCGAATGACATGGACATAAAGTCCCCTTCCATCACGAAACCAGCGGTTAAGTTCCTGCACGAGTTATCCCCCACGGTCAGGCTGTGTTCCCTGTGGTTACGCACGACCAGGCTATTTGGTAATCTGCATTCATGACGCAACGGCCGGTACTCATACATCCCCGGTTGTTGCGACAAACGGTTATTTACCGTTAAACTGTTCATGCGTTGGTTTTCTCCATAAAATTTGACGCCACGGCGCCCGGAGCTGCACACTCGCGGGCGTCACCCTTTTCTGGCGCGCAAAAAACTCTGTATACCAGTGTCGAATGCTGTTGCAGCTTTGCGATCGCCTGATACAACTCCTCATCAATCACGGCTTTTTCATGTGGCTCAATAACGCCATCTTCGATAGCTACCCTGATTTGCTGGGAATAACTGGTGATCTGCTCAATCGCTTCCAGCAGGCGCTGATTAATATCTGCGTTATCCACTTCTTCCATATCTGCCAGCGGAACAAAAACGCCACCTGATGCCCTGGCTACTGAATGTGCCAGGTGATAGGTTCCTCCGGCACGTTGCAGTACCAGCGCCCACCCAATCGGGAAGATCTGATCACCACCAGTACGCAGGCGGTTAAACAGAGCATCTTTGGTGACATCCAGCCATTCCGCAGCTTCTTCATAACCGCCATGCAGACTGGAAATCGTCTTTTTAATCGCAGCCACCAGCCAGCGGGGCTGCTTTTCAACTTTCCATTCAGGTTCATGTCCCACGGATCTACTCCTTCTGCTGTGGTAGCGGTCAAATCGCCGAATCACTAAGCTGATATCTGTTTGGATACAAAATTTGCATCTCGCTAATTTCTCCGGCGTAAAATTGAGCCAGGCGCTCAGCAAGCTCTGTTGAAGGAGCCTGCTCGCATCTTTCAACCCGGCTTAATGTTGCAGGATCAACCTGAACCCCTTTAGCGACGTGCTGTAACGTATAACCATGCGATTTCCGCAATTTTCTCAATGGTGATTGCATAAAACCTCCTTCTTTTGCGTATGTCGCATGTTATTTCATACAGCAAACTTGCGCAAGTTGATTTGCACAATGCGCAAAAAATTAATGTAATGAACGCATGAATATAGGAAACCGTGTCAGACAACTTCGCCGCGCGAAGAACATGAAAATTGCTGAGCTAGCAGAAGCCATCGGCGTGGATGCCGCAAACATCTCTCGTCTGGAGACTGGCAAGCAAAAGCAATTCACCGAACAAACACTTTCTAGGCTGGCTGACTGCTTAGGTGTTGATATAGCAGAACTCTTTACCTCAGACTCAAAAGGTAATACTGTATGTAAACACAGTGATATGAGGAAGGATTCAGCTAACGTGAAGGATTTGTTCCGTATCGAGATACTGGATGTCAGTGCAAGCGCCGGTAATGGACTCATTCAGGGCGGTGATGTTATCGATGTAATCCATGCTATCGAATATAACAAGGACAAAGCATTAGCTATGTTTGGCGGGCGCCCTGCCGCTGAGCTTAAAGTGATTAACGTGCGCGGTGACAGCATGGCGCCAACAATTGAACCGGGAGATCTTATTTTTGTCGATATAAGCATCAACCAGTTCGATGGTGATGGCATCTATGTCTTTGGCTTTGATGATAAAATATACGTAAAAAGACTGCAGATGATCCCCGATAAATTATTGGTGATATCTGATAACACTAACTACAGGGAATGGAGTATTACCAAAGACAACGAGTGCAGGTTCGGCGTTTTTGGCAAGGTTCTGATAAGCCAGACGCAGTCACTCAAACGACACAATTAATAGAAAGCGTCGACAAGGCCACCATTATGGTGGCTTTTTTTTGACCCAAAATTGCATATATCGCAATTTTCTACTTGCGCAATGTGCAATTTAAATGTAATTTGCACTCATAGAGCAGCGAACAGGCAGGACGCCCACGAAGTAGCCGCCTGTGGCATACGAATGACCGGATGATTCGCTGACAGGTGTCTTCGGGAGGGGTTGCGGAACTGGGTTGACCACCAGCAACAGATAACTCAGCCGACAACACGGAGCCGTTTAACCCACGGCGTCGGAGTGTAAATACCGTAGGGGTTGTACCGACTGGTCATCGGTGCCCCGCCCGAAGATACCTGTAGCCAGTGCAAGCGATATTCTGGCGGCCCGTTCCATTACGTTAGCGGAAACCGCCAGCTTTTTCAGGAGAGCAACAGATAAGAGTTTTTCCGCGCGGTAAAGCGCTTCTGTAAGAGAGAGAACTCTTATCGTTGTGGTGAATGCGGCTCAGCGCGCGCGGGTAAGGTTGAAGCTGATAGTCGATCCTCTGTAGTTAAGCACCCGTCTGGCGTGCAACCTTCGCCAGATACCGGGAGGCACCCGGCACCACAACGTTATTGCTGTGTGAAGTCTTGTCGGCGTCCGGCTCTTCCAACAACAGGAGGAAGGCGACAGTGTTCTGCCGTGACGCCGGCCTTTTTACACAACAGAAAAGAGCATCTCCGCGCGACGGGCTCATTACCCAATCCACCCGGAAAGCTGTTACAGCAGGTGCTCTTTTCTGTTTTGTGGAGAAACCAACTGGCGGTGGCAACCGCCATCTTGAGGGGTTAACGATGAATGATGACCGCATGACCGTAGTGCCCGACTTTCTGGGCGAACTGGATGCCGGCGTGTTCATGAACAAAATCGCGGCAGCGCTGAATACTGTCGGATTAGGCGTTCTGAATAACGGCAATAAAGGCAAGGTAGTGCTCACCTTTGATTTTGAGCGCATGGGAAATTCAGTCGAAGAGAAGCGCGTCAAAATTAAACACAAGCTGCAGTACAGCACTCCGACGCCACGCGGTAAAGCGTCAGAAGAGGACACAACAGAAACCCCAATGTGGGTTAACAAGGGCGGAAAGCTCACCATACTGCAGGAAGATCAGGGTCAACTGTTCAGTATTAAAGGCACTACTGACGGAAAGCTTAAAGCGGCTCAGTGAACCGCAGCTAACCAATTCACTGCCACCACTTCGATCATTAGTTAATAAGGAATTTTTATGTCTCAGTTAGACAGCGGCACTTTTCAGCAGGTAAAAGACCTGGTTCTTTCTGGCTATCACCTGAACGATATTCAGGGGCTGGCTTGCCCGACAGCATTATTGCCTGCCGGGACAGGTGTTGAAAGCCTCGAACGCTTTGCTCTGGAGCGTTTCCGCTTCCGCGGCGCCATGACTACCACCAGCATTGAAGACTTTGTCAGTTATTCAAAGGGATATGCCAGTGCAACCGAAAAAGCACGCTGCTTTATTGATGCTGACCATATGACAGCTCGCTCAGTTTTCAATATTGGTACGCTGGATAACCCCGGCCATGCAGACAACGTTGCTTCTATCACGCTGAAACAGACTGCACCATTCCGCGCCCTGCTCCAGATCAACGGGGAACGCCTGAAACAAAAACAGATCGCCGAATGGCTTGAAGACTGGAGCGATTATCTCCTGGCGTTCGATGCTGACGGTAACACAATGCAGATTTCACAGGCTGCCCAGGCTGTTCGCCGCATTACGATCCAACAGGCAACCCAGCAGGATCATGAAGATGGCGATTTCAGCGGTAAGAAATCCCTTATGCAAAGCATTGAGGCCAGCAGCAAAGACGTTATGCCGGTGGCTTTTGAGTTCAAATGTGTTCCGTATGAGGGTCTCGGTGAACGTGCGTTCAGCCTCCGCAACAGCCTGTTGACCGGTGATGAACCTCGCTTTGTTCTGCGTATCGTACAACTGGAAGCGCAGGAAGAAGCGATCGCCAATGAATTCCGCGACCTGCTTATCAGCAAATTCGACGGTGAATCAGTAGAAACGTTCATCGGTAACTTTAAAGCGTAATTGCTCTGCATTAAATCCCCGGCGCCGCGGGGATTTATTGAAGCGTAATTCTGTTAATTATCGCCACTCGGCGAGGGATTCGCACAACCAAAATTCACGCGGTGCAGCGCGAAATAAATTATAAGGAGAACCAACGATGAGTTTTATTCAAACACTTTCAGGTAAACAATTTGATTATCTCAGCGCAACTATTGACGACATTGATATTGAAGATATCGCAGTGGCGCTTTCCAATATTTGCCGCTTCTCCGGACATCTCCCTGAATTTTATAGCGTGGCGCAGCATTCCGTACTGTGCAGCCAGCTTGTATCACCGGAGTTTGCCTTTGAAGCCCTGATGCACGACGCAGCCGAAGCGTATTGCCAGGATATCCCTGCCCCATTAAAAGCGTTACTGCCTGATTATCGCGAGATTGAGAAACGTACCGATCAACTGATCCGCTTTAAGTTTGGCTTGCCACTGGAAGAAGCCAGCGTAGTGAAGTATGCAGATCTGACCATGCTGGCAACTGAACGCCGCGATCTGGATATTGATGACAGTATTCCCTGGGTAATACTGGAAGGTATCCCCCCGACAGATTTATTCGAAATCTACCCCCTTCGCCCCGGTCAGGCTTTCGGCCTGTTTATGGCCCGCTTTAATGAACTGATGGAGCTACGCCAATGTGCTGCATAAAAGATAAAGAGTCTGTAGTGAAGGCAATCAGATCAAGACGTTTGTGGGAGCGCGTTGAAGGCGGCTGATATTAATACCGACCACCAGCACTGATATTTGATGTTACAGCCCGGGTGCAGCCGGGCTTTGTGGAGAAAAATAAATGTCACGAATGATCCCCTTACTCGACTGGGCCAATGAGGAGTTCGGAGCGCAAGCACCAAGTGAGCGTATCCTTAAGAAATACGCTAAAGGCAAAATGATGATACCTCCAGCTGTTAAAGTAGGTCGTTACTGGATGGTAGACCGTAATGCTCGATTTGTTGGTACGCTTGCCGAACCGAAAATTCCGGCAAACGCCAGTCCAAGATTACAACGGATTATTGCAGATGGCTGCTAGACCACGTTCTCACAAAATTTCAATTCCGAATCTATACTGCAAGCTAGATAAGCGGACGGGCAAGATTTATTGGCAATATAAACATCCTGTTTCCGGACGCTTTCACAGCTTGGGTACTGATGAAGTGGAAGCTAAAAAGGTTGCATCCGAAGCGAACACGATCATTGCAGAACAAAGAACCAGGCAGGTTCTTAGTGTTAACGACCGTCTTGCCAGAATGAAAGGCAGAAGAACGGACATTACTGTCACTGAGTGGATTGATAAGTATATTGAAATTCAGGACGAACGGTTAAAACACCGTGAACTCAGACCTAATTCTTATCGACAGAAAGCAAAACCAGTCAGGTTATTTCGCGAACATTGCGGTATGCAATATTTGAAAGATATTTCCGCATTGGATATCTCTGAGATCACGAATGCAGTTAAGGCTGAAGGCCATAATCGTATGGCGCAAGTTGTTCGCATGGTTTTGATTGATGTATTCAAAGAAGCGCAACATAACGGTCATGTCCCTCCAGGCTATAACCCTGCCCTAGCGACCAAGCAGCCGAGAAACAGAGTCACTCGTCAGCGTCTTTCTCTGGAAGAGTGGAAAACTATTTATGAAGCTGCCGAAAAGCAAGAACCATACCTCCAGTGTGGAATGTTGCTCGCGATAATAACAGGTCAGCGTTTGGGCGATATCTGTAACATGAAGTTTAAAGACATATGGGACGATATGCTCCATGTCGAACAGGAAAAAACAGGATCGCGTTTAGCCATACCATTGGACTTGAAATGTGAAGCCCTGGGTTTAACTCTTCGGGACGTTGTATCTAAATGCCGGGATGCAGTCATCAGTAAATATCTTGTGCATTTCAGACATACCACCTCACAAGCAAACCGCGGTGATCAGGTTTCAACCAGTTCTTTAACTTCAACATTCAAAAAAGCACGTGACAGAAGTGGACTGAAATGGGATAAGGGATCCCCACCCACTTTTCACGAACAGAGATCATTATCAGAACGCTTGTACAGAGAACAAGGTGTCGACACGCAAAAATTACTCGGCCATAAATCAAGAAAAATGACAGACAAATATAATGATGACAGAGGAAAAGATTGGGTGATCGTCAACACAAAAACAGGGTGA